GATCTCGCGGCCGCCGACCTTGACGGACTGGCCGGCGCGGACCTTCGTGGCGGGCTCGGCCTTCCGTTCGAAGTATCGATTCGCGATCAGCGAGAGGGCGGTCTTGAACCACCAGGGCTCATAGGTCTGGTCGAGCATCGGATAGCCTTCCAGGCGCCCGAAGACGGCTTGCCGGCGGAAGCACCAGAAGGCCAGATGCTCGCGCGAGACGGGCTCGAGGGGAGGCAGTCCATACCGCATGAAGAGTTGCTCGACGCCCACCCAGTCGTCGATCTCGTGATCGATCAGGAAGTTGTAGGTCCTGGGATCGATCGCCTTGCAGCGGTCGATGAACCAGACGAGCGGCAGGGAGGTCGTCGTCGCATCTCCCGTCGTCGTGTCCGACACCTCGAGCTCGAGATCCGAACTGATCCAGACCTTCTCGCAGATCTGGCGCCCGAATGGAATGGCGTTCGTGAGACCGATCGCTGCCTGGCGGTAGCAGTGATCCATGGCCCACTCTACGAAGGCCTTGATCACCGGATCGTGCGACTCGATCGAGTAGTCGAGATTCACGATCGGGGCGCTCAGGATCGACAGGCCGAAGGCGACGTCCGGATCGTTCCGCATCAGCCAGCGGATGTCGGTATTGACGTACCTGGGGTTGAAATTGCCGATCAGCCGCGCGATGTCGCCCGAGATCCTGGTCTCCGTGCCGTAGAACTGCACCAGGGCCGGGAAGCCGGGCGGGATCTGGAAGTCGCTCGGCGACAGGGCGTCCGGGTTCTTCTGGATCTCCGCCGGCATCGGCGTCATCCCTCGAGGCAGGACGCCGCCCTTGTCCTGGCCCTTGCCGCGCTGGAAGGGAGAGGCCATCTAGAAGCGCCCTCCCATGCCCCCTCCGAAGATCTGGCCGGCGCTCGGAAAGATGGGAGGCGAGCTGTAGGGCGTGACGTCGGGGATCTCGGCGACTCCCTCCTGGCCGGCGAGCCAGTTGTAGGCCTGCGCCGCGGCGTCGACCATATCGATCGGCTTTCCGCCTGGGAAGCGACGGATCTGCTCGAGGAACTTCTCATTCCAGGGAGCTTTCTTCAGGAAGATCTTGCCGGCGAAGGCAGCCGAGCCGAGCGGATCCGCGCGCAGCTGCTTCGAGCCGCCGCTGCCGGCGACAGTGATCTGCGTCGACCAGCCGTCCAGCTTGCGGACGATCGCCTCGGCCTGTGTCTTGCCTCCGGACCCGGGCTCCTGCTCGACCAGGACCGTGATGTCCTTTCCGTCGGTGACGGCGGTCTGCTTGATCTCCTTGTCGCGCGTGCCTCCGGACCACCAATCGGCGATGATGTCGGTGATGAAGTACGCGCGGTCCTCGGGCTCCTTGCCGATCTGCTTAAAGCCCATTCTGACGCCGGCCGTCTGTGAGGCGTTCTTGTCCTCGGTCGCGGCGACGTCCCAGGATCTGCACGTGACGTCGAGCGTCGGGACCTGGTCGACGATCGGGAACCAGGCGGTCTTGAATTGGCCGCCGTCCCGCGGGTGCGGCTGCTGTCCGTAGAGGGTTTCCCACCAGAAGGGCAGCGTGTTTTTCTTGCGCTTCTCCATGGTCGCCTGGCTGTACAGCTCGGGACAGACGACCTCGCCCTTCTTGCGGTTCCAGCCCCACTCTGGCCAGATCTCGTCCTTGTCGGCGATCGCCGGCAGGACGATCTGCGTCCATGGGTCCTTCGTCTCCTTGATGCGCTCCTGGATCCGCCCGACCAGGTCGAGATGGGACCAGCGGGTCATCAGGACGATCTTGACGCCCGACTCCTTGAACCGGCTGGAGAAGACCGAGTCGTACCAGTCGAATATCTTCTCGAGGTGCGTGAGGCTCGAGGCCTCCTCGGCGTTCTTGATCGGGTCGTCGATGATCCCGACGTCGACGGGCTGCCCCGTGAGAGGGCCCCCGACGCCGGCGGTGATCATGCCTCCGCGGAGATAGCCGCCGCCGTTCGAATCCATGATCTCGAAGTCGTCGGCCGCCCGGGCGTCGGGCCTCACCGTGACGCCAAAGACCGACGGGCCGAACTCCTCGAGCATGTCACGGACCGCGCGGCCCTTGGTCGACGCGTAGCTCGCCTCGTAGGACGTGAGGGCGACGCGCTTCTCCCGGAAGGTGCCGATCGTCCAGGCGGGGAAGTACTTCGACCAGAACTCGCTCTTCCCGATCTGGGGCTGGATGCAGACAAGGACGTTGTACGACGTGCCGGCGACCAGCGCCGCGGCGATCGCGAGCGCGACTCGGTTGAAGAGCGCCAGGTGCCGGAACATCTTCCAGCTCCCCCTACTGGCGTACATGCCGAGATTCCCCGGAGTAAGCGCCGCAAGCTGCGAGTCGCTCAGCGAACTGAGCAAGCGTGTCGCGCCCTCCAGCGTCGGCGAGGAGTTTTGCAACATTGACATGGCTGTCGTGGGAAGAGTGCGCGCCGGCGGAAGCCTGCGGATTGTTGTTGATCACGATGCCGGCAGCCGCAGGGGTCATCGTGAGATAGGCATGCTCTCCGCACCACCGCAGCAGCGAGTCGTCCTTGTCGACGATCGCCCTGGCGAAGGCGAGGGTGATCAGCAGTGCCTCGGCCTTCAGGCCGCGGATCCGGATCCGGTATTTGCTGAGGGCGACCCTGACTAGCTCGGGGCTCGCGCGGAAGGCCTCGAAGCCGCGGTTCAGCTGGACGTTGCGGTTGACAATGCCTGGGGGGCGGCCCTTCGGATTGAGCGACTTGCCCGGTCTGATCTTGCCGGTGACGGGATCCCGGGCATCCTCGAGGGTCCCGGCTACAGGCGCGGGGATCGCGCCAGGAACCGGGGCCCCCGAAGGGGCCGCTGCGGCGGACGGCAGCACGACGGGTTCGGGATCGGCGTGGCCGTTCCCGTTTTTGTTGGCTACGGTGCTCGCGTCCATGCGCCCGGAGAATAGTCCCGAAAGGGCCCTTAGGTGGCCGATGAAATGCTAATTTGCAGAAAGAGTGCCATGGGTGACGCCGTTTGGTGCCATGGGTGGCGTCACTTTACGATCTGGTACCGTTCCCGGATCCAGTCCATGCCCCCCTCGATCAGGTCGACCAGGGTGACATTGAGGGACCGTCCTCGCCGATCAGCAAGCTCCTGGACTTTATCCCGGATCTCGCTCGAGAGCCGTATCGTGACGCGCCTGGTCTTGTTCCTTGGGTTCATCTCTCTCTCTCCCATCGGTCCTCCTCAACGCAGATGCGGATCGTTGTTGCTCAGGTACCAGGACAAAACCGCCATCGCTGCGATCACCAGGACGATCAGCAGTCCGAAGCCGGCGATCGTCTTGCGCCGCTCGACCTGGTCGTGCTCATCGGGCGTCATCTCTCTCCTCCTGCAGACGTCTGCACTAGATCGCCGGCACTTCTCCGTCTTGGACCTCCGTCCAGGCCTGCGACCGCTTGCCGCACTTCACGCAGCGCCAACCCGACAACCTCCCGATCCGCATCGACACGGCGAAGTGGCAGCAATGAAGCGAGTGCGACGCGTCGCACTTCCCGGTCGGGTCCGTGCGGCCGTCGCAGGTCGGCTTCGTGAGGTCGATCATCGGCGTCTCCTAAGCCGCCGCTCACAGGGTGCGATGTTCGCGCAGAAACCACTCATTACGTTGACCCTTTGGGCGCTAGCGCCGCATCTGTGACAGTTGCCAACGGTATCGATAGGTGGTCCAAGTAGGAATTCCTTAGGTACGGTGCATCTGTGATCTACCCCCAAGTTGTCGCAATGGCATGGCTTTCGACAGCATGAGCACCGCAGCGCATTCAATTGGTCGGCGTGGATCATCTACGAACCGCCTTTCCGAGATCAGTCATCAACTCAATCTCTTTGATGTGACGCTGCAGAGCTTCCGTGTAGAGCTTCCCGAGCTCCTCGATGGCGACGAGCAGCTCTTCACGCGTGAGATCTTTTGCCGGCCGTCCTTTCCAGTAGAACACTTCGTCAGGCATCAACCACCTCCGTCCTCCCGCTGATCGAGATCTCGCGCGCGACCTGGTAGGCCCCGTAGCCGGCGCCGAGGCAGTCCTTGCAAATGTCCAGCTTGTGGATCTTGGGCTGGCCGCCGTGGTTCTTCGAGCGGCACCTGGCGATCTTGAAGGCCGCGACAGAGAAGGTCTTCGTTATGCGCGTCAGCCGGACCTTCAAAGCATCCAGGCACTCCTCGAGCTTGGCGTGGGGCAGCTCGCCCGGCAGCGTCAGGCCGCACGTGGGGCAGACGTTGGTCAGGCTCATGCAGCCTCCGCGTGGACGAGGGGGAGCTCGGTCCGGATCAGATGCGCCAGGGCTACCTTGTCGTGGACGGTCATGTCGTCCCATTTCCTGGGCCGGGCCAGGTGAAGGCGCAGCCAGAGGCGATCGGCTTTGATCTGCTCTTCGATCTCGCCTGGCTTCAGCATGAAATTCCCGTCGCCGCCCCAGCACTCGCCGCCCCAGCGGCGGAGCTCCTTCAAGACGTCGACGTTGAAAGACCTGAAGTCGTCTAGGTGTCCGAGCAGAAGGTGCAGGTCGCAGGGATGCCGCGGCACGACGATCAGGTTGCGGGGATCGAGCTCGATGTAGCCCATGCCCAGCAGCGCGCCGAAGTGGAACGCGATCCGATGATGGACTTCCCACTCCACGCCGTC